ACACCAGTGAGTTAAATTATCTACTTTTAAAGTTTTATAACAAACTACTTCTTTTCCATCTAATATTATTATTTTCTTTTCATCTGTTTGAAAAATAATTAAACATTCTCCTATATAACGATTGTGTCCTGTTCTTCCTATATATTCTACACTCATATGTCTTTTTGATATTTCACTTTGTTCTTTTTTTCTTTCTTCAGTCCACTCTATATAAAGTTCTCCATTAATAGATTCATTATAATATCTATCCCAACATTTTTCTTTTCTATTTCTTAAAAGTTTATCCTCCAACTTATACATATCTTTATTTGAACCATAGGTAAGAACTCTTCTTCTTACTCCTTTTGGCACAGAATTACTACTAAACTGCTCCCATCTACAAGATGAATGAGTATACCCATCATCAGGTGTTCCTTTATGTTTACCTAAATAAAACATTTTACTTCTTGAATCATACCAAAGATAAACAAAGGCCTCCTTGTTCATTTAACTTCCTCTACATTAGGCTTTTTCTCAACGTGTGTGAAATACCTTTGGCCAGTCGAATACTTGTATATACGAAGTCCTTTACCATCATTAGCATCACTCCAACAATCATACTTATAATTGCAATAAACACAACCAGTATCGAGCCTATAGTTACCAGACTTTCCATCAGGAATTGCTTCATAACATTTATCTGGTGGTACATCTGACTTAACAACTTTTTTAATTCTTTGTATTCTTTCTTTAGCATTTATCATCTCCAACGAATGTACTTTAGTATAACATATCTCTCCTGTTGATTTATTAATAACTAAGAAACCGGCCTCATCTACACCATTGCCTTCAGCATAGGCTGATATCTGAGATATGTAACCAAAAGGGTCATCACTAGATAAATTATTATATTTAAATTTAGTGTAACCTCTACCAGATGCACTCTTACAATCTACTAAAACTCCATCAATAAAACAATCTTGATGACCCTTTACTCCCTCTACCTGAACTTGCTTTTGTTGTTGTGTAACTTTATGTCCAGATATAGAGGCCAACATAATTAATAGTTCCTCTAATATATATCCATAAAGAAACTTAATCCTAGTGCTAGGTGCAAGAGGTTCATTGTGTGGCTTTTTAAAATCATACCATAGCTGTCTATCCGGTCTACCTATTGTAGATAATCTTAATCTTGGTTTATCTTGTGGCAGTTCTTTTAAGAAATCTTTTACGTGCACTTTAACTGAGTTAGCAAAGTCATCTATACATTTATCTACTTCTTTTTCAGTTAGTTCTTCATTCTTTTTTTCGAATAAACTGTATATATCTTCTACTATTGTATCTATTTTTTTCATATTATTTCGTAGGAGACTGCTAAACTACACAGTCTCCCACTATTCCTTATTAAGAGGCAAAAGGAATTTTTTCACCACCTGTTTCACCAGATGAATAACCATCAGAGACGACATCAAAGTCTTCTCTTTCTTCGTAAGGAACTAAATCTACAACCTGAACTTTTTTTAGGTCTGCAGATACTCCTTCCTTACCAGCATACTTCCACTCATACGTTGTGTAAAGTACATTAACCTTTGAACCATTACCAACTAACTCAAGCATTGGTCTTTTCTGTGCATCAACTACGATAGGTGGGTTATTATCATTACCATCTTTTCTTTTGACTTTTCTTTTGATAGTAACATAATCACCTTTAGTCTCATCAGTCTTTACATTGAGACCATCACTTTCTGCAATAGCTTTATTAGCAGCATCTAGATTACCTACATCTATTTGCCAGTTAGGTTCAAACTTTGTGTTAGGGCTTTGTATGCTAGCCCAATAAGCAGTTCCACTTATAACACTCATTGGTGTTCTCCTTTTTTAGTTAATAAAATTATATTTTACATTAAAAATTATTTACTGTCAACACTTTTTTTAATTATATCTACGTTAAATAATTTTTGTATATTCATTAGATACATCTTAGAAGCATTATGGTCACCGCCTGATACTTCTCTTTTATTAGGTGTGTTCTTTATTATGTTCTTTAACATATCTGTTTTAAATACTAGCGTTCCATATACTTCATCTCCTATACAAAGATTATGAAACCAATAATCTGATTCGGTAGCTGCAATACCACTTGGTTTACCATAGCTTTCAAACTCTATAGCTATGTTACCAGTCTTTAACCACATACCTCTTTCAGATTTTACTTCTATCTTTTTATCTTGCAGCATGTCAGCGATAATCTTTTCTTTTACTTGGCCATACTGTAAATCTAAATCAAACTTTTTTCTGTCTTCTGTCTTTGGCTCTAATGTGTTTCTGCCCATGTTAATCCTACCTTGTAATCGTTATCTAAAGGACATCTTAATTTTAATAAGTTCTCCGTTTCTTTTATAGCTATCTTTGTAATACTACAAAACTCTCCCACATCTTTGTTAGCCACCTCAAACTGGTACTCATCATGCACAGAGGCTACAAGTTTTACATCTAACTTTTTGTTATATACTCTGTGAATAATACGCACTAACCAGTGTTTACAAATAATAGCACCAGCTCCTTGCAGTAAAGTGTTTAATGCTGAATGAGGACTTCTAACTTTTAAGTATCTACCATCAATAGCTTTTATCTTTCCTTTATATCCAGCACTTTCTACTTGGCTACGAAGTCTTTTCAAAGAAGGTAAGTTAGATAAGAACCTATTAATTAAAATATTACCCTGTTGTTTTCCAGCTCCTACTATCTTACCTATCTTCTCTGCACCAGCACCATAAAGAAAAGCATATATAAAAGTCTTGGCCTGGTCTCTGTTTTGTATACCGGCCAACTCCATATTCTTTGTATGTATATCTCCATTCAATATCTCGTCTGTATAATTTGTATCATTAAGATAATGTGCAAGACAACGTAACTCTAAACCACTAGCATCAGTTCCTACTAATTTATATTTTGTAGTATCTGATACAGTCCAAAGACCTCTACACTCTTTACCATATGGTGAATATGTGGCCGGAACTTGTGCCATGTTTGGTGAATTATGTGCCATGCGACCTGTAATAGTACGAAGTGTCATAACTTTACCATGCACTTTATTACTATCATCACATGCCTCAATCCAAGACTCTACCATTACTGCCCTTTTCTGCAGTAAGAAATATTTAGCAAATCTTTCTGCAGTTAGTTTCAACTCCGGCTCTTTGATTGTTTTTAAAACAGCCTCGTTAATGATTATGTTTTCTTTATCAGTAAACTGTTTAGGTTTCCAACCTCTCTTCATAAGTCTATCAGCTATCTGCTGACGAGAGCCAATGTTAAATGGTATCTCTTTTGTCTTGGTCTTCATCTCTACAATAGTAGGTTCAAACTCTTCTAATGACCACTGCTCCAAGTCATAGATATCATCTTTTAATTTTGCTAGTAACTCCTGTGCTTTCTGTATGTTAAAAGCAAAACCATTCTTCTCTTGTTGGTCTATGATTAATCTAATATCGTGTTCTAAATCTATAGATTCTTTTGTAAACCCTTTGCTTTCTTTTAATAACTCTTTGTAAACAGCGTGTGTAATCTCTACGTCTTGTTTACAGTAGTCTAACATAGCTTGATTATATTTAGAAAAGTTTACTCCTTCACCACCTTTCAACATGTTTAGTTTTTCTCCCCATGCTCTCAGGCCATGACCTTTCTCTCTTATAGGATTAAATAACTGTGATAATATTAATGTGTCTATAATCTTACCTGGTGATATCTCTGCATCTAATAATTTATTTAACACTGGTGCATCAAAAGATAAACCATTATGCATAATAAATTTATCTACACCTTTAGACCAGTTCTTAAAACTATACATACTATTAGGGTCAAAGACTGTGACAACATTAGTATCTATATTTTTAGCTACAATACAATGCACTACAGTAGGATTAAAACCATCAGTCTCGATATCAAGTATTACTTTCATCCTCTTCCTTTCCACACCAGTTACAAGGTTCACCTTTACCTGTAGCCATCATACTTTTTTCTTCATCACAATAATGCTCCCACATTTCAGGTTCTTCTTTTTGTTTATCCAGCCATTCTTTATAGCCTTCTATCCACATTTGTTTATCTTCTTCTTCATCTTCTTTATGACCCCAATAAACTAAATGAAAAGCATCACACTCAGGACAAGATAAGTTTGTAACAATAGCATGGTCTTCGTGTTCTTCACAGTCGTGGTCACCACCCCATATTAATTCTGTTCCACAGTTATAACATTTCATTCTATTCTACTCTCTCTATAAGAACTCTTACATTTGGACTATACCAGTTATAAGTTTCTTTCAACCAAGCACGTTTCTCTCGTGCCTCTTCCAGTGTGTATGTTCCCTCTAGTTCCACTGTTCGTTTTACTTCAGGACTTTTATCTTTGTATATTAATTTAAATAACATTTACATTACTCCTTGTGCTTGACTAAATTCATCCTCAAAAGGATTATCTATTTGAGACATTCTACCAGACTTTTTATCATAATGCAAGTAAGAACATACACCGGTCTCTCCAGTATATCTATTTTTTAATATACGAATTGTTGTAGTGCATGCTATAACATCATCATCTGCTTGTTGATTTCTCTCTAAAGCAATCACACTATCAGATAAGTGTGCGATACTTGCACTCCCTCTCAAATGTGATAGAGTAACTTCCTTTCCATTCTCGTGACCTAAGTCTCCTGATGGTCTTCGAAGATGTGATACTAATAATAAACCAACTCCTGTTTCTTCTACTAAAGAACGTAGCTTGGTCATCAATACATCAATAGATTTTCTTTCATCTCCTTCATCTTGGCCACTAACTAAAATAGATAGGTGGTCTAAGAATATCCACTTACAATCTAAAGATTTGGCCATATATCTAACTCTGGATAGTATCTCATCATTACCTATTGAACCAAAGTGGTCAAAGGCAAAGAACCTACCAGAACCTATAGTATCTTTTTGCCACTGATGTAACTGTTCTTTTGAGAATTGATTACGTATCTCTTTGATATACAATCTTTGATTAGCCTCCACTGACATAATATTAAATGCAGTATTCTTTGTGCTTTCTTCTAATGCAAGTATTCCAATATTGTCATTAGAGTTTTTAAGAATATGATGCATCAACTCACGCATAATAGAAGACTTACCCATACCAGCACCAGAAGTAAATGTAACCAACTCTCCTGTCCTCATGCCATATGTTTTTTCATTCATAGCACTCCAAGGATAAGGAATAGTTTCACAATACTCCTCTTCATATAATGAATCTCCTAGCTTGGCCAAGTTCATTATGCCGGCTGGAGTATATGATTCTGCACTCCACCAGTTCTGAACAAACTCTTTTGACTTACCTAGCTTTTGATATTCATTTGAGTCTTTGTAATCTAATCTAACTATTTTACATTTGTTAGGTTCGAATAATTGTGCCACCTTTTGTGAGGCCTCAATCCCAGGCTTATCGTTATCAAAACATACAACGACATTATCAAAACTGTTTAGATACTCCAAGTGCTGCTTGCAATTCTGTACTGCACTTTGTACTCCATTCTTGATTGATACTACTGCCCACTTACTACCTAACATCTCATAGGTAGACATTGCATCTATCTCACCTTCAGTGATAGTAATATATTTACCACCTGATTTAAATAAATTCTGGCCAAACAATAAGGCATCTCCTATGTCACCTTGTGACCATATTCTTTTACCCTCTACTTGGCGAACCTTTGTAGCAACGTGACTACCTTCTGCATTAAAATATTCGTAGTAGTGATGAGATATCACAGAACCATTTCTTCTTATCTTCGTTCTATATTTTCTGGCAGTATCCTCTGATATTCTCCTATCAGTAATGCTCCCATAATCACCAGTACTAGAAACTTTGTTTGTTATTTCTACTACTTTTCTTTCCAACTTTGCCTCTCCTACGTTATTAAATCTTTTGTTACAAGAGAAGCAGAAGGCATGCCCATCTGCATGAATGTTGTAACCATTGCTTGATTCTCCGCAAGGGCATTTCCCTCTACTTACCCACTTACTCTGCATTACATCATACCTACTGCATTAGTCAAACCTATGACAGTGTATATGACTGTGTACCATAATAAAAATTCTACCAATTTGTATTCCTTTCTTTTATTTATTTAAAAGTATAATAAAACATCATAATAAAAACATATAAAATCCATAAAGATAATAATAAAATAAATATATTAATTATTATATTAATTATTATATTAAAAT